TCGGCTTCGCCATCAACTTCTGCGTGAACCTCGTGATGATCCCGCTCATGTCGAGCGGCGGTCACGTCAGTTTCGCAGCTAACTTCTGGGGCGGATGGGTCTATACCGCAGTCGCCCTCGTTCGCCAGTACGCCATCCGGCGCTGGTTTGACAAGCACATCGCCGCGCTGCGACAGCGCGTGCTCAACGCATGGAGTTTTTATGTCCAACAAAGGTGATGCGTACGTAATTGCAACCGCGATCTACGCAGGAACACGACACCAAGCTGTCGTTGACATTGACACACTCGTAGAGCGTGTGTACACCGTTACAGGCAACGGCTTTCTCGGCACCGTGAGCGACGAGTACAAGGCGGACCTCTACGCCTACCTCGCCGAGAAGCTCGACGCCGAGACCACGTTCGAGAAGGCAGTCGCTATCATCGAGAGCGGCCTGCAGCGGACGGCGGTGAAGTATGCCTGAGATCATCCGCGACCTAATGCTAGGCGCAGTGCAGGTGTTGGCATGGTGCATGCTAATCTTCTTCCTCCTTGGCTTCCTGCTAGGCTACATCATCTATGGCTGACTACATCATTCAGAAACCCCGCGAGTTGGACGCAACGTCCGCCGCATTTCAGAAGGAGGTCGGTGGTGATCTTCTCGCCCTCATCTCCACCCACATTGCCCAGCGCAAGTACGACGGGTGCGCCCTTGCTGTGCGACTGTGGAGCGATGGCGGCTTCGAGGTTCTCTCCGCAACCGGGGAGGAGATCAAGTCCTGCGCCCACATCGGCAGCGCCTTGCAGCGCATCTACGGCCCCGGCTGGGTTGTCTTCGGAGAAGCGTGGATCGACGGTGTCCCGTTCCCAACTATCAGCGGTATGGTGCGACAGCACGATCCCGCTCCCGGGCTTCGCATGGTCGTATATGACATCGTCCCCTCTGGATCATTCGCCATGGGGCTTCACGATGTTCCCTACCGCACCCGCTTCGCCCACCTCCAGCAACGGCTCGACCACGGCAACTTCGCAGGCTCACCTGTGGAGCTTGTGGCGTACTATCCCCCGGGCACTTACGCTGATCCGCAAGAAGGCGCGAACAAGTGGGTGCAGCGAGGCGGATACGACGGCCTGATCCTCCGACATCCCGAGCATCACTGGTACAAGGGCTACGTCACGGACGGTAGCCTCATCAAGGTGAAGCCTGTGATCTCGCTGGACCTGCGCTGCGTCGGCGTGGAAGAAGGCAAGGGCAAGATGGCAGGCATGGCCGGAAAGCTGGTGCTCAGCTACAAGGGCAAGACCATCAAGGCCAGCGGCGGTACATTCCCGCAGAGGTCCGCTTGGTGGGACGGCTTCATGAAACTGCCAAACGGCGACAACCCCGTGGGTAAAATCTTCGAGGTCGAGGCACTCGGCATCACCGAGGATGGCCTGCTGCGCGAGCCGCGCCTCAAGGGACAACGACACGACAAAGTGAAAGCAGACGACGAATGACCTTACTGACTCAGCAAGAAGTCGAGGAGCGCATGTACGCTGGAGGTATCCGCCGCATGCAGGAGCGCATGGCGGATGCTGAGGCCAGCGGCAACGCGCAGCGCATGCCGTACGCTGCCACCATCCTGCGGGACTTCGTGATCCCGCTGGCCGAGGCAATCGGCACGGACCTCGACGAGAAGAAGATCGGACGCCGCGCTGCGCACGTAGCGCTGCTGTCCCCGCTTGACCCGTACGCAGTCGCGTACCTCGCTGTGCGCACGGTGCTGACGCAACTCATGTCGGACGACATACCGCATCACCGCAGCCTTGCTACCACGGTGGGCCGCATGGTTCACTCCGAGCTTGTGCTGGCACAGATCGAGCACCTTGCGCCCGAACTGTACCACACGCTGCGGGCGGACTTCGGTCGCCGCCTGTCCAAGAACGTGCGCCACCGCATGACCGTGTTCAAGATGCAGGCCAAGGAGCACGGCGTCAACATCGACGAGTGGGGTCCGGGCAGTCGGGATCAGGTGGGCCTGTACCTGCTGGACTCGCTGGCCCGCCTCGGCATGATCGACATCGACGCGCCTCCTATGGTTGACGGCAAGAAGGTCGCCGGCAAGCGGCACACCATGAGCGTGCGCCTTGTGCCCGACGTGATGGAGACCATCAACAACATCAAGGACTTCGTCGCCATCAACAGCCCGGTGTACGGCCCCTGCGTGGAGCCGCCCCGGGATTGGACGACGTTCTTCGACGGGGGCTTCCACACTGCGGACATGCGCCGCACGCACCGCTTCATGGTCAAGGCGTCCAGCGTGGCCCGCGAGAAGCTGATGCACACGGACATGCCCACGGTCTTCGCTGCGGTCAACGCGCTGCAGCGCACAGCGTGGGCGGTCAACGGCAAGGTGCTCGACACCGTGCTCGAACTCGCCAAGACCACCACGGTGGGCGAGGTCATCAGCACGTACGGCGAGGACAAGCCGCCGCCCCCGGCGTTCCTTGCGACTACCGAGAAGGCTGACCTGACCGAGGAGCAGCAGGCGGAGTTCAAGAAGTGGAAGCGCACGATGGCCGAGTGGTACACCCAGCGCAAGATCGCCGGGGCCAAGTACGGTAGGTTCTACAGCGCCACCCGAGCGGCCACGATGTTCCGAGATTACCCCGCCCTGCACTTCGTGTACTTCGCCGATAGCCGGGGGAGGCTCTATCCGCTCACGTACGGCGTTAATCCGCAGGGGTCGGACCTACAGAAGGCCCTGCTGCATTTCGCGCTTGGAAAGCGTTTAAGCACGCCGGAGGCCGTGCGGTGGTTCCTGATCCACGGGGCCAACAAGTGGGGCTTCGACAAGGCAACCCTCGACGACCGGGCTGCGTGGCACAAGGACAAGCACCAGCAGATCATGTACATGGCCTCAGACCCGATCAACCACAACGAGTGGCAGAAGGCCGACAGCCCGCTGCAGTTCCTAGCGTGGTGCTTCGAGTACGCCGAGTGGCAGATCGACCCGGAGGGCTTCGAGTCCCGTATCCCGATCAGCATGGACGGTAGCTGCAACGGACTGCAGAACTTCTCCGCGATGCTGCGCGACGAGGTAGGTGGCCGCGCTACCAACCTCACGGACAACGCTGTGATGGAAGACATCTACCGCAGGGTGGCCGAGGCAGCAACCGCGATCCTGCAGGGGCAGGAGCCCACGGAGCTTCGCTCCAAGTGGCTTGCCTTCGGCATCAGCCGGAGTATGGTGAAGCGTTCAGTGATGACCACACCGTACGGTGTAACCAAGCGGAGTGCTATCCGCTACGTCATCGACGACTTCCTCCGCAAGGAGCCTTCGCCCTTCACACCGCAGGAGTTCTACGAAGCTGCTGCTACGCTCATGGAAGCTGTGTGGCCTGCCATCGGTAAGGTTGTGGTGAAGTCACGGGAGGCTATGGACTGGCTCAAGGCTTGCGCCAAGGCGATCATCAAGGAGCGGGGTGAGGATACCGAGGGTGTCATCACTTGGGTTACTCCCTCTGGGTTCGTAGCTACGCAGTCCTACTACGAGCTTCAAGAGCACCGGATCGCTACTCGCATCCACGGTACTACCAAGATCAAGGTAGTTACCGAGAAGGAGGACGCTGACGGCAGCAGGCACGCTACTGGACTTGCTCCCAACTTCGTCCACTCTATGGATGCTGGGCACCTGCACCTCACTACGGCTGCCGCCGCGAGGTGTGGCATAGATGCGCTGGCCATGATCCATGACGATTACGGCACCCATGCTGCTGATGCCCAGAAGCTCTACGAGTTGATCCGGGAGGAGTTCGTGCGGATGTACACCAACCACGACCCCATCGAAGACTTCGTGACCCTGTACCCGGAATGCCCACCGCCTCCCAGCAAGGGCACGCTGGACCTGACGGAAGTATTGCGGTCGCAGTACTTCTTCTCTTGATATGTCCTGAAACTATAGCAGGCATACGGTACATATAAAGACGATTACCATGACACACCCACAAAAACCTTCCCAACCCGACTACCTTTTCGTGCGGATGAACCCTGCCATCTACGAGCAGCTTGAGAAAGAAATGCTCTCACGCTGCGCAGTGTCGGCAACGACAACTCCCATCGAGGCTGGTCGGATCATCGGCATCCAAGAAACCTTGAGGCACCTGCGCAATGGATACTTCGCTCCGCCGAGCCGGACCTGACGACCTCCAACCGTTAATGACCGCGCTCTACCGGGCGAAGCGGCTGGCGCTCAGGCGCTGCAACAAGGCCCACATCAGGCAGACGTACCACGAGCCGGTTGAGCGCTACCTTCGGGACGCTCTGGCCGGCACCTCCGGGTCGCACTGTTACCACGTAGGCGGTATGTTCTTCATGTTCCGAGTCGCGTACTCGTGGCAGAAGGGCGCACCGATCCTCGTAGAGGAACTCGTGCTACGGCTCGGGCCGGGTGGTACTCTTGCCGACGTTACCGTGGTGGCTGAGACGATGGCCCGAGAGCTGGGGTGTGTGGGGGTGGTATTCGGCACTGCCTTCAGCGACAGGGATGAAACCCTGAGTGCTGCGTACCAACAGTTGGGCTATCAAGAAGAAGCTCGACTACTCTACAAGGAGATTACATGAGCGTGATCGACAATTTTACCGACACCTTCGGCCTTTCGGATTCCGAGAAGCCGCTGCGTCAGGCCGAGGAGCAAGCTCGCCGACAACTGGCTATGGCCGAGAGGGCACGCCAGCAGTCCAACGAACTCGCCCAGCAGGCCAACACCCAACAGCAGCAGATGGCCGAGCGTGCCCGCGTGCAGGAGCAGGCCTCTGCCGCTATGGCTGCAAGCAAGCCTGCCGAGGCCACGGTCAACGTCGCAACGGACGGCAGCGAGAACGTCACACGTCGCCGCACCCGCTTCCAAGCCGCGTCCGACCCGATGGCCTCCATCCGCATCTAAGGAGTCCACATGGAGCGTAACACTGCATTAGGCGAGTGGCAGCACCTCAAAGGCAAGCGGTCCACTCTGGAGACGCGGTGGGAGAAGTACTCCGGATGGACAATACCGCGCCTATTCTCTCCTGAGAACTACAAGCAGGAGAGCGAGGAACTATCGCACGACTTTCAGTCTGTCGGCGCACAGGGCACCAACCACATCGTCAACAAACTGATGCTGGCCCTGTTCTCGGCGTCGCGCCCGTTTATCCGCCTTGAGTTGGATGAGCGTGAGCGGCAGGCGCTGATAGCAAACCTTCAACTGGAAGATGGCGACATCGACGCCGCGCTTGCCTCTGGTGAGCGACGGGCAGTCCGGTATATGGACCGCGAAGGAACTATCCGCTCCAAGTTGTACAACGTGCTGGCGAACCTCGCCGTGCTCGGCAACGTGGTGCTCTACCTGCCGCCCAAGAAGGCAAGCAAGGAAAGCGTCCGCGTGTTCGGCCTCAAGAACTTTGTCGTGCGCCGCACCGGCACCGGCGAGGTCAAGACCTGCATCATCCGCGAGGAGCTTCTGTTCGACGAGCTTGCCTCGGAAGTGCAGGAGTGGTTCACGCAGCAGAAGGGCGCTGGGCGTTACCGCCCGGACACGTCCGTGCAGTACTTCATCCAGATCGAGCGTCAGCCCGACGGCACGTACCGCACCTGTCAGTGGGTGGACAAGCAAAAGCTGCCCAGCAAGTGGGACGGTAAGTACACAGCGGACACGCTGCCGTACCGAGTGCTCACTTGGGGCCTCGAAGACAGCAACGACTACGGCTCCGGCCTCGTCGAGGACTACAGCGGCGACTTCAACGCGCTCAGCATGCTGAGCGAAGCTGAGGTTACAGGCGCGATCCTCGCATCCGAGTTCCGCTGGCTGGTCAATCCCGCTGGCTTCACCAAGGCCGAGGACTTCGAGCAGTCCGACAACGGCGCTGCCCTGCCGGGTGTGGAAGGCGACATCCAGCTTGTTGCCAACAGCAAGCCCGGAGACCTGCAAGTTGTGAGCGCTTCCGCTGAGCGGTACATCCGCCGCCTCGGTCAAGCGTTCCTGCTCAACAGCGCAGTTACCCGTGACGCTGAGCGCGTTACTGCCGAGGAAATCCGACAGCAGGCAGTGGAACTGGAGACGAGCCTCGGTGGCACGTACTCCCGCATTGCCGTTGACCTGCAACGCCCGCTGGGCCGCTGGCTGCTGGAGCGCGTGGACTTCTCGGTGTCAGGGACGAAGGTCGAACTGACCATCGTGACGGGTCTCGACGCCCTCAGCCGCAACGCGGACCTTGAAAACGTACGCCTGTTCGTTAGCGACATCGCCATGATCGGCACCTTGCCCGAGCCTGTGCAACGAGTCGTTAAGCTGGACAACATCGTGGCAACGCTGGCCGTAGGCCGCAACCTCGATCCGAAGCAGTACGTCAAGAACGCAGACGAGCGTGCCCAAGACGACGCAGCGCAGCAACAGCAGATGCAAGACCAAGTCGCAACTGAGGCAGGCGGCCAGATCGCCGTGGCCCAAGCAACTCAACAGTAAGGAAACCAATGTCCGATGCAACCACCGCAGCGCCCGACGCTGCCCCCTCCACCGACAACGCAGCCGCAGTCCCCGTGGCCGCACCGCAAGCCCCCACTGCGGCTGCACCCGCTGCCGCTGAGCCCGTAGAGGCCACTCCGCCCGCTGCCGAGCCGCAGGCCGATGGCACGTTCTCGTATGCCCCCACCGGGAGCGTATCGCTGGACATCGCCCTCAGCTTCTTCGGCAAGCAAGGCATCGGCCCGGAGTCCCCTGAGGCGCAAGCCGCTCTGCGCGGCGACTTCTCCCTGCTGTCCGCAGTGCTTGCCACCAAGGGCGACAAGGCGACCGGCTGGGAGCAGCACGTCAACCTCGCGCAGAAGGCGCTGACTGACGCTGCCGAGGCTGGCAAGGCCAAGGCTGCGGAGGTTGCCAACATCGCTACCGCCGTCACCAAAGAGGCCGGCACCGATTGGGCAACCGTTCAGACGTGGGCCAAGGCCGCTGCCGACCCTGACGAAAAGGCATGGTTCAACAGCGAAATCCAGAAGGGCGGCGTTGCTGCCAAGGCTGCGATTGCGTACGTGACCAATGCCTACCTCAAGTCCAACAGCAGCACGATCCACCCGCCGAGCGCCGCTGACTCCAACCGGGGCAACGGCAGCGCGAACTCCTCCGCTGGCATCAGCGCGAAGGAGTACGCTGCGGGCGTGGCTGCGCTGTACGCAAAGAGCGGTGGCCGTGACGTGACCCGTTCTCCTGAGTACGCTGCGCTGCAGAACCAGCGCCTGCTCGGTAAGAAGCTAGGTAAGTAATTCCGGCACATATATAGACAGACACCCGTCTGATCCGAACCGCCCGTCCTTACGGGGGCGGGTAGTTCAACTTACAATTTGATAGGAGGCCACAGTGTCCCTCGACAGTTTTAACGTAACATTCCCGAATGCCATCAACAACGTCGCTTCGACCGCTGCCGACCGGCTGGCACTGGTCATCGAAGAATTCACCGGCATGGTGGAAGGTACGATCCAGCGCCGGAGCGTCATGCAAGGCATGGTCCCCGTGCGCAACGTGCAGGGCACTGCGACCTTCACGAACCACGCTGTTGGCAAGTCCACGCTGCAGAAGATCACCCCGGGCCAGACGCCCAACGGCACCAAGTCCGACTTCTCGAAGAACAGCGTGACCATCGACACCACGGTGCTGGCCCGCGAGACCTTCCCGATTCTGGACGTGTTCCAGACCCAGATGGACGTGCGCCGCGAAGTCGCTGTCGAGCAGGGCAAGGAAATCTCCAAGTTCTGGGACGAGGCGTTCTTCATCCAAGCCATCAAGGCCGCACTGCTGACCGAGTCGCGCTACTCCCGTGGTAGCGCCGGCAAGCCTGCTGGTCACTCCGGTGGCAGCCTCGAGACCCTGGCCGCCGCTGGCGACCTGAACGATCCCGCGAAGCTGTACGCTGCGCTGGCC